GGAATTCCCGTGAATGTGGAGAAGAACGGTCTCCAGTTGTTTTTTTGTCATCTGTTCCATGATTCTCCTATACCAGCGATCTTAGTTCGGCCTTTGTTGTGCCACGCATTACCATCCCAATTGTAGAAGGCAACATCTACAGATTGAGTCCTTCCAATCCCGTTAGGATTCGACAATAGCGGGATCTCGCGCCTCATTTGGATCCTAATCCATCCCCACTGTTTCTTAGAATCCTCAATACTCTTTGCTATTTGTCTCGCCTTTTCACCGATCATCTTCTTGTCAGACGCGGAAATTCCCCTTGTGGCGAATGGGCGAACAATCGACCCCGTTGAGTGTGACTCAAGAAAGTAGTAAGACGCACCAGGATTCCCATACTTCGACTTGTCGTATGGGTCAAAACTGATTACTCCCTCGTCCAACCCCTCGGACTCGTTAAAAGTCGGACATCCAATGGAGTCAACACCAATCTTCCACGACAGATCGGACGCACGGCCTAAGTCATCAACAAACCGGATTAGATCGTCCGGTGGATCGATTCCATAGAGCTCGAATACCTCGGCTGCTAGTAAAGCCTCCTCGGCTGCTTCTTCCGCATCGCCGACGAATCCACGAAATTCATCGTTACCAACGGATTCGGTTGCCGTCTGAGTTGCGAAGTCGAGAGCGATGATCCGGTCTGACAACGGCTTTTTGGACAACGGTACATCAATTTTGGCCAACCCAAGTTGACTGCGCCACCTCGATACCTCGCCGAACCGCTTACGAGCCGCCTCGAACAACCTTTCACTCGACAATGGGATTCCGGCATCAGCCAACTCCACCACATCATCGAGCGCCTGGGCTGCCTCATCGGAAGATTCGTTCAGGATGGCCTTGGCATACCGCTGGCTCGCCTCAAAGGCATCTCGAGCAAGAACCCAAAATTTCCTACACTCCACCTCTGACGACTCAGATATGCCAAATACGATATCGCCATTCTTACGCTCCCACGGGACGCGCACCACGTTGCCTTCAACGACGGCGATTAGGTGGCCAGGGAAAACCCCTAGCACATCACCTGACTTGAATGCGCCATAGACCTCGGCTACCACGCTTTCATAACTCCCAGAAAGCACGGCTTCGAGCTGTTCTTGGTTGAGGTACTCACAGGGTTTGGATGGCTTGGCCATGCCACAATCATGGCCGAAGGATCTATAGATCGTCAACTGTAGGATGCCGAGCTGGCATTTTTGACATCCCGCGCATGGCACCCTTGATCTCTGTCATCAGAGACTCAAGCCTGTTGATACGTCGTCGAAGCTCAGGATCTCTCTTGATCACAGACTGAACACGTTCAACCGATGGATTGGCGCGACCCTCGAAATCTCGGCGCCAATCCCGAGAAGTGGCAAACGGTTTGCCACCTCGAGATGGACGCCCCAGGCTCTCAAGCATCGGGGCGGACTTCGGCGCCACACCCTCAGCCATCTCAGCCTTTCGAAGCTCAACGTCAAGCATCCCCTCCTTACGCCGCTCTGCTAACCGCTCATCCATCACAGCCTCGGCCTCGACCTCAGACATCTTCATGATGTTGATCAGCACCCACCTCGTGCCGACCATCTCTTTGAGCCGATCGGAAACGTCAGCCGTAGCACTGAGGACCTCCATGCGCGCCAAATCAAGGATCTGGCTCGGGACAGTCATGCAACACCACCAGCCGCCCTTTCCTTCGCGCCCTGTGGCAGCCAAGTGGAGCTTTAGCGCCTCCTCATATCCAATAATGTGAGCGCGCTGGATACGCATCACAGCCCGAGCAAAACGAATATCCTCGCTCGAGAGCATCGATCTAGACCCTTCGTCGGTCCAACCCATATAACTCGGAGGGACCTTGACCGAAACCACAAGTTTCTTCCTGAAGTAATCCAAACTCTCTGTTTCGGTCATGTCTGGGATCTGGAGCACGTCGATATCAGTCGTTCTCCGCTGGTTCCTGACCGGGACATAAAAATCATCATTCTGCGTGATGGCCGCATACCGCTGATCAATGGTCGCTCCACCATTCTTCGTGTACTTATGGCGGTGCACCTTATCGCGTACCTGCCTCATATATGCTTCGGCGCGCTTCGAACTCATCGATCCGACGTCAACATAAAAAACGTGCCTAGCTGGCGTCCTCTCGAACTTCGCAACCAAAAGCGCATCCTCGAGCATGGTTAGCCGCTTCCACGGATTCCTCGCCGCCTCAATGATGGGATATCCGTAGATCGACCGAATAAATTTACCCTGGAGCCTCCAGTGGACGATCTCCCATGGGTCGAAAAAAATGGTGTAGGCCGAATCCGGCGCCCTCTGGCCTATCGGAGCAGGAACACGTCCAGTCTTCATCCCCTTGTATCGAGCAAAAACCTGATCATAGTAGGCGTAAGAGTGACTCCGACCTCCAACGTCCTGAACAAATCCAAGCACCCCGTCTCTCGGAGCTTCGATCCGACGCATCGTTGGCGAAGGAAGATATTGCATCGAAACGAGCCCATCCTCTTTCGTGATGATGGGCTCCCCGAAAACGTTTCCGTATTTACAGAGAGCACGATCAACAGACCACGCCTCCTCTCCAGCCTTGATCCGCCCAAGCACACCATTGAGCTCCTTACCCAACGCCTCGTTCCGCTGGACTTTAACCCAAATCGGCGTGCCCATCGCAGGATCATCCATGGTGGCGTCATCGGCGTACAGATCCAAACAAGTCTCGATCTCTGGGTACTCGTCCATCTCCTCATATTCAGCGTACCGCCTGATCAAGGCTGTCTCAATCGCGAGGATATCGTAGAGCAAACTACTCGACGCACCAAATCCTGCAACAGGCCGAAGAGTCCCCGAGTTGGTTGGAGAAGCGACATCAAGACCTATACCACGCGCCAGGTCTTTGTGTCCCATATCCCGAGCGAAAAAGTTGTAAAGAGCCCCTCGAACCTTATTGGCGATGCCCATTAGTATTCCACCTATCGTCGGAGAAATGGGAGATTGGGTGGTTCCGATACCCGACTCTTAGAATCACGATCAGCACCATCATGGCGCACAGTGTCTCGTGCTCCTTGAGCCATGTCCACCGGCCCCCCAATCTCCCGCTCAGTGATCGAGTGTGCCACCGCTGCCAGGGCATCCGCAACATCCTTCCGCCCCTTCCGGCCCTTCCGGTCTCGCCTGGGGTGGTCGATCTTTACCGCCATCACGCGAGCTCTGGAGATGATCACGCGCCGCAACCCGATGAGCTCTTCAATGATCACGTCGGCTGGGTGAGGTAATCTGAGTCGCCCTTCATAGGCCGCCATCTTTAGCGTGTCATAAGGCGCAGTCGTCCGGTCCACGCTTAAGATGTCCGACTCGATCCCGTGCTCCATAAGCTGTTGCCGGCTATCCACGCTCTGCCATGAGTCGTATGTTACGTAAGCTAACTCGAATCCATGCGACTGAAAGCCATAGATAATCGAGCGGAGATCACCGAAGTGGATTTCATCTCCCGGCGGTGGGAGCACACGTAAGGCAACGTCGATCTCAATCACTGGTGCGATTTCTGCGAACTCGTCGCCCTCGTCGGCGCGCCTGATCACCTCGACCCAATCCGCAGCATGCCCGATCACAATCCCAGCGCTGTCGGCGACAGCAGCAAGATCGATGTGTCCGTACCTGGCGACGTCGGGGTGGCGGCGAGGCTCCCAAACCACGTCTCCGACCTGATCTACGTAGCTCGTCGCCACCCTTCCCCAATCGATCACGATCTGGCCGCTCATCACCTCGCCAGGAACAGGCTGGATCAGTCTCTCATCCTCTGCGTCGTAGATCCGATCTGTGCGCTGGAAGTAGGGACTGATCGACTCAGTGGCCACGCCTGCGATCTCGCGAAGGCTCCCCTCGAGGTCACGCTCAAAGTCTGTACGGAAGTCCTCTGGCACAGCAATAATGCGACACCCCGTCGCCTTGTAGTGCGCGATATCCTGTGGCGTCGGGTCGATGATGGCCCTCATCCGCTCGTTTCCCACTGCGATCTGAAACCGCTCTGGTGAAAATGTGTCCGGCGGCTTGACGTCCCATGTCGCGTACTCGCGGACGAATACCGTGGGGTCTGCTGACTCCCGCGCCTCGTCGATTCTCTTCTCGACATACGCGACAGGTCGTTCCTTCGAGCTGACCAGGAACAGAACACCAGGCACTCGCCCGATCTTGGAAAACCTGTTTCTGATCCGCCTCTCGATCTGGTTGGCGAGCATCTCGCCGCGGTCAATGGCGGCAAGCTGCCCCTGGGCATCCGTCGTCTTCGACTCGCCCATAAAACTGATCTCGTCGAGGTAGCCTCCAAAGACGTTGCCGCCAATGTTGGCACTCACCGTCGAACCACCGACAATCTGAATGTCCTTGGGGAAACGGATCTCGAGCATGGAAGGTGCGGCGTGGTAGGGGAAAACACTGTTGAAATATGGAGAGATCGCGAGCTTTTTCGTGATCTCTGGAATGACTCTTCGACGTGCAAGATCCCTTGTCATCGACAAAGCCGCAAATTCGATCGTCGAACCCGGCGCCAACCCATAGACCTGCTGAGGATTCCGAATGCACGACAAAAGGTAAACAGTGTAAATCAGCCCGGCCGCCGCCGAATAGCTCTTACCCCAGCCAGTCGATCCTCCAAACACAGCAACGGAAAAACCGCCAGTGAACAAATCCTCAAAATCATCCCGCAACCTAGGCCACATATTCGGTCCGCACGAAGCACCAAGATAGTAGTCATCCTCGATGAATTGGCGCGGCCCAACCGGCTCACGATCATACTGAAGATCCTGGATCTCGAGCATCGCATACTGATCCTCGAGCAGAATCATAAGAGCTGCCCGCTCCTCATCTGGGAGATCTCTGATCATCGCCTCGATCTCGGCCAGTCGTTCAGAATCTGTCCTCACCGACTGAGGACGACCATCATCATTCATAATGATCATGATGGCTTCTCACCAGGCGGGAGGGCGCCGGACGCGCCGAGGCCAATGAGTTGCTGGGCCAGTGTCATCACCCGCTGGCGACTCTCTGGGTTGGCCATAACCTCTGCCGTCGTCGCACCGTGACGTGTACGGACACCCTTGAGCTTCAAAGACACCTCAAGCGAGTCTTTTGACGACCCACCAGTCAACCCGAGCCGCTCCTGAAGGTCTGCTCGCGTCTCCAGGATACCAACCGCGACTCGAAACTCCTTGTTGAGCTTCTCGTTATAGACTTTGTCTCCGGCCTCTAGGCCGATGAGCCAGCCGAGTCGGTCTCGCTGGGCGAGATACAAAGCATCGATCTCAACCAGCGCGTCGATCCCGCTGGCAACTCTCGAATAAAGGGTTGCAGCCAAAACACCAGGCTGACGCGGAGTTAACGGGCTCTCAGTGGCACTGTGTACGCGACCCGATTCGTCCTGAGCCTTCAGAGCGGCCATCCGATCAGAGATGGCAGTCCTCATAGAGTCAGGCGGGACATCACGCATCCGCCCGAGTCGTTCTTGGATAAATCTTGCCACGTCGGTAATCGATATGCGCGCACGGATGAGCGCGTCGACCTCCCGAATTTCAGGCAACCCAGCCAGCTCATTTTTCACGGATGGAACAACCTTGGAGATCATACTCATAAAACGAGTATGATAGGATCGGAACAATT